AAATACTGGCAATCGGTCAGCAGCTGAGGTATCTGGGTGTGGCTCGGTCGCTATTGCGATAGGGCGGTCCTCGAAATCTAAAGCGGATAATGGCGGTGCTATTGTATGCGTTTACAGGGATTGCAATGGTGACCTAATGCATATCAAAGCGTCTAAGGTTGGCGAAAACGGAATTAAGGCAAACACATGGTACACACTTGATGCTGATGGAGAGTTTGTTGAGGTTGAGAATGACGAATAACAAACAAGCAGAACACGAATTAGCGGAATTACACGAAAAGGAACGGAGTTTGGAAAAGGCTTTGGAGCTTGTGCGTGAGAAAATTCGCGAGTTAATTAATTACACTAACAAAAATAAGTCCGCTAGATAGTGGCCTTTAAATTTACGAGGAAGATTAAAAATGTACTGGTTTAGAAATGCAATTATTTACCAATTAACAAAACAAATAGACTTTGAAAGTATCGAAAAACAACTCAAAGAATGTGAGTTTACTCCGTGCGAATCTGCAGACGTTAGCCATTTCGGTTGGTCTGCTCCGCTCGCCACCAGCGAAAACTTAGCCTATCAAACAAACGGAAGAATCTTACTTGTAGCTAAACGAGAAGAGAAGATTTTGCCTGTGGAAGTTGTGAATCGTGAACTCAATAAACGAATCACTGCGCTAGAAGAAAAAGAACAACGAAAATTAAAGAAAGTAGAACGATTATCCCTAAAAGATGATGTGATAGCCACTCTACTTCCGCAAGCATTTTCTCGCATCAAAACGACCGCACTTTATATCGACACGTTGAAACAACTTATCCTTGTTGATGCAGCATCAAGTAAAACAGCTGAAGATGCACTCGCGCTTTTGCGTAAATCGCTCGGTAGCTTGCCAGTAGTACCGTTAGCGTTTAATCGTGCCCCATGCGAAGTAATGACAAAATGGGTTACAGATACCGCGCCAGATTGGCTCATCTTGCGCGAAGAAGTGGAGATTCATGAGAAAGCTGATTTAGGCGTTATCCATTGCAAACATAAAGCCGTTGAAGATGACGAGATTATTGAGCTTGTTCAAAATGGCTTAGTCTCTAAACTCGCACTTGAGTGGGAAGACAACCTTAGATTTGTCTTGGATGAAGACGGCACGCTGAAACGCTTGAAGTTTGACGACAATATCACCGAGAAGAACGATGACATTGTAAAAGAAGATGTGACAGCTCGTTTTGATGCAGACTTTGTCTTAATGGCGAGCGTGCTTGGTAAAACAGTGGATAGCCTAATAAAAGAATTTGGCGGGATTAGGGATAGATTATGAGATTACTTAAACGGCTAGCTGAAAAAGCCCTGATGGACGATCTTAGACGATTGGATAAACAGATTAATAAATCTATCGAACAACATGAGTTGGAACTACGAAAATTGGGTGAATTAATTGAAAGCTTGAAAGCTGAAAATAATCAACTAAAACGAGAAAATGCGAAACTTGAAACTGAGCTTAGAGCGATAAAACAAGAACGTATTTTTAGTAAACGTAAAAAGAAAAGCAAACGAAAATGAATGAAATTAACATCAAAATCCCACTGCATAAACTCCAAGATTTAATGATTAGTCACGTCCGATACAGCTTGCCACGACATACTTATATCGTTAGCGAAACTATTCACGATGTGAAAACCTACTGGAGCGTGTTAAGCAGTAACACTCGAGAGGTAATTACGCGAGATATTAATGAGCATTTAAAACGCTGGGAAAGTGACCGAAATAACGCATTCCACAAACTTGACTACGATTCGTGGGAGGAATTAGCTGACTGGATAAATGAAAACCGCAGTAGCGCATCAACAACTGGCACAACAGCAAGACCACTGGTTGATGTGTTGCCGGTGGTGGATTTAAAACCGTATAAGGGCAGTAAGAAATGGAACAAAAATTAATTCTTGATGCCTGTTGCGGGTCGCGGATGTTTCATTTTGACAAGCAAAATCCACATGTTTTATTTGCCGACAATCGCAAGCTAAAAACTACATTTAAGGATAAGGGTAAAGATAGACATCTTGCAATTAACCCAGACGTTATACACGATTTCATGGACATGCCCTATCCGGACAAATCTTTCAAATGCGTTATTTTTGACCCTCCTCACTTAATAAAAGGCGGTGACAAATCTTGGTTAGTCAAAAAATACGGACGGCTTGACGAGGATTGGCGAACGCAGCTTAAAAAAGGTTTTGATGAATGTATGAGGGTGCTTGATGACGGCGGATCGCTTATTTTTAAGTGGGCGGAAACGCAAATCACAGTAAAAGAGATTCTGTCCGTTATCGGTGTTGATCCGATAATTGGGCATAAATCAGGACGACTAAATAATACTCATTGGATGCTATTTGTTAAAGGGGTTGATTGATCATGGGTAAAAATAAAAAAATTTTAAGACACAGATTGCGCAACAGGCTAACTCATTTTATGGTCGCTAAATATCCAAAAATGGTTGATCGTAAAATAAAAGCAATAAAAGGCGATTATCTTTGCGACGAAGATAAGTGTAACGCTATTTTTGCAGTACAAAAACTCAAAAATGAGCATTATAAGCGGATTAAATCCATATATATTGCTAGGGGATTAAAATGAGCAACTGGATTAAGTGTAGTGATAGATTGCCTCCGTTAATCGGTGATCGCTCTAAACCTGTTTTAGTGTGGTGTGATAATTGCGGTCAGTATGATATCGGGGTGTGGGATGAGTATGATGGATGGGATGTTTATTGTGTTACCCATTGGCAACCACTCCCGCCACCACCAACCGAATAACCAACGACCGCAAAAGTGCGGTCTTTTTTTTATTAACAACAAAGAGGAAAAAGAAAAAATGAAAAAATCAATCATTCATGTTGTGGTCGCCTGCACTATCGCAGCGTCATTATCCGCCTGCTCACCATTTTCGGTTGATGAAGGGGAAATTGGCTTAGTGACCCGCTATGGCGAAATTCAAGAAACTAAATCGGCAGGGTTACACTGGCGTAGTTGGCTTGAAGATGATGTTGTATTTAGCACACGTGAGCAAAAAGTCACTATCGGAATATTTGATGACGTTGGTGATATTACCTCTGGCATTTCCGCTTATACCAGAGACACACAAACCGTCACCACGGCGCTAACCATCACGTTCAAATTAACCGATCCAGTGGCAGTTTACAAAAACTACCGTAATACAGATAACATGATCAATCAACTTCTTGAGCCACGTAGTCGTCAAGCATTGGAAATCGTTTTTTCGCGCTATTCCGCACAGTTGGCTTTGGAAAATCGGGCGCAATTAACCAACGATATTACGGCGCAAATCCGAGAGGCAGTAAAAGGTTATCCTATTGAAATTACTGCGGTTCAAAGCGTGATCAACTTCAACAAAGAATATGAAAAACGTGTGGAAGAAAGTGTTCAAAAGAACGTCGCAATTCAAACCGAAGAGCGCAATTTGATTATTCAGCAGAAAAAAGCCGAAATTGCCCGTGTTGACGCACAAGCCAAAGCCGATGCCGAAGTAATCCAAGCTAAAGCCGATGCCGAAAAAGTGAGATTAGCCGGTGAGGCGGAAGCGGCCGCTATTCGCGCTAAAGGCGAGGCATTAAAAGAAAACCGTCAACTTGTGGACTTAACCGCAGCCGAAAAATGGAATGGTGTGCTACCAACAACCATGACACCAAGCGGAAGTGTGCCATTTGTTAAGATTGGTCAATAATGTCAGGTTGGTTAGCTGGCGTTATTTTAGGTGGGGTGGCATTAGCCATCCTTTTTATTATGTTTTATCTAGATAAAATGGAGTAACAAAATGTATTTCTTGGGAGTTCTTTCCGGAATTGCAATCGCATTTGCTGCACAAGCTTTCTTTCGTCAGTACAAGTTGACGGAAAGAAATAAAGAAGATTAATCATTGACATACCGCCCTTTTGGGCGGTTTTTTATTGGAGTAAAAAATGTACAAAACACCTCTATTTATTTGTAGATTGCTTAAACGTGAGCCTGTAACCCCATGGAAAGAGTTACTAGATAGCTTGGAGAATACCCCTCAAGAATGGGTATCTGATGAATTTACTTTGATAAATAAAAGAAATAAAGCAGAATTTTGGATTGCAAATGGATACTATTTTTTAAAAATGTATCCTGGCGAATTAGCAATCCCAATCTCTCAAAGATACAGAATTTACAAGGCCGTAAACGAGATACAAGCCGCTAGATTTAAATCAAAC